TGTGATTGTTCAGCCATACACTCACTCTTGAAGGAGAGGTGTTCAATCAGGTGGTCGTAGCCTTCAGGGTATAGAGCCTTAAGGTATTCTTCTTCCTTCTTCCAAAGCTTGGCTGTAATCTTTACATCTTCTTCACACCTAACCCTGTACTCATCATAGGAGAGGTTCTCCCAGTCATCAATCTTAGGCTTAGGTACTCCGAACTCTGTACCCCAGAAGTTTAGTCCGTGCCTTGCACGTAAGGGGAAGAGGTAGTAGGAGAGGTAAAGAGTATCTATGATCTTAGCTCTAACCTCATACCCTAGCTTCTCTAATGTAGGTTTGTCGCTCTCGATGAAGTAGTGTCCAATGATGGTATGATCAGGGTTACCTACCAGTTCCTGTATTACTATAGGATCTATGGTAGATTTAATCTTCTCCCCTTTCTTAGCATATGATACAACATGTAGTTTAGTAGCTTCATGCCATAACCCATTGGCTTCTATGTCCATTACTATGTATGTCATATAGGTTTAACTTTCTGGGAATATTTTTAAACTCCCTTATTATATATAGGTCTGTCAAGAGATTTTACAACCCCTAACTTCATGAATGGCATTCATTATGCATGAACGGGGATTATCTTTTCTACACTATTACCCTTCTTAATGTAAATTACCTTTGGTTTAAGGTACCTCATCAGACACTCTTCAGCTTCTTCCTTAGTTGAATGGAAAAAGTGTCCCTCAACCTCTTGACTGTACCAATGACTATCGTACCAAAATTTCTTTTCCACAATATAGTGAGGGTGGTCTTTAGAAATTCTATACTTAGTTGCGAACCAGCTACGAACTGACATATCATTCAGCCTCCTTGAACAGTGTGGTTTCAGGGTCCCATGTAAGGGTGATACGTTCAGAGTTACCAAACATCCTGTCTTCAAGGATAACTAGGTCTCTCTTGTTACGTTCTTCCATGGGTAGATCAGGGTCTTTGTTACCTTCCAACCCTAGCATTAGGTGACAACTCCTCATCATGCCACGACTTGCAGCAAACTGTGTGGAGTATACGTTACCACCAATTGAATGTCTGATACTACCTAGCCCTCTGAACTTGCCAGCATTGTAGTTCCGCTGACGTGCCTCAGAACTTAGGTTTATATCAGAAGCTTTGAGGTGACAGAACATGAAGACCACGATGTTCAGGTCTTTAGCTAGTGCTGCTACCTCTTGTGCCAAACCTTGCAGCATTGTGTTAGCATCCGCTGATGCCATGCCATTGGTCAGGTTGGTGATGGGGTCAATGAATACAGCTTTCACACCGTCTTCATGTACAGCTGCAATGATGTCAGACCTGAGTGTCTCCCAACCTAAGTGTTGGTACAGGTCAATCATTACCAGCTTGTCTTTCAGGTACTCACCTGCCTCATCATACAGCTTCTCATCGAAAGGTACATCAGGATCATGGAACACAGCACCTACAACCTTACCTGCAAACATCTTATAAGTGAGATCGTTTGTTTCTTCAGGCTTAGCTACGAGTACAGGTACTCCATCCTCTGTGATAATGTGTGAAGCAATAGCATTCAGAAGCTCACTCTTGCCCATCTTAACATCAGCACCGATGTAGATTGTCTCACCTAATCGTATGCGCCTAGTCAGGATGTTCATCTTAGGGAAGGGCCACGACAGTTCACCGGGTTGAGTAGGCACCCTTGCTTGGTCATGTACATCCCTACCTCTCACGAGACGGGTGTTCTTAGTTGGGGGTGGACCATCGAAGGACAGCATCTGGAATACTTTCTTACCTATGCCGTTTACAAGACACTCATTAGGGTCCTTCATAGGTAACACTGCATTCTGTAAGTCAGGGATAATCTTAGCCAACTCAGCCGCAGCCTTCTGACCGGCTTCGTCGTTATCTAAACAAGACACGACTCTCTTGAAATGTTTAAGTTCATTCAATAGGCCAGCGAAAACCTTAACACTGTGCACCCCATTAGGTAGAGACACAATAGCAGGTGTATACTCCTTCTTCTTCAACAGATAGTTAAAGATTTTTTCTACAGAAACTGCATCCAAGAAACCTTCAGTGATGATCAGAGTATGTGAGCCAGAAGTTATGGCTCTGTTCCAACCAATAGGCTTTGGGTTCTTGACTTCACCTAATGCAAAGACTTGGCTTTTTTCTCCTTCATTCTGAGGGATGGTCTTGACATAGTAGCCTGTGACCTTATCCCCCACCTCTACAGGACAGTAGAATGCAGTGGGTGTCTTTCCATCTGACTCAGACAGAGAGGTCTTGATGCCCCATGCGTTTAGATCTTTGGCACTGAGATGACGTGAGGGTACATCAACAGTATCATAACCACCTACCTCTGAGAGAGTTTCTTCAATCTCTTCCTCAGATAGAGGTTTTGGAGGTTCAACTTTCCTGCCGTCTCCATAAGGATCAGGCACATAAGTACTGCAACTCCAGCAAAACCCGGTAGTAGTCCCGTCATCATTTGCATATACTTGTAAGCCTCCACCACCACATGCTTCATGTCTTATTCTTTCGTAACAAACACCTGTCATTATATAACCTCGCTGGTTTTATTTCTCTTCTATAGAAGTCTTCTGCTTCTTGTTCACTGTGGAATGGTACATTAAGGAGGATGCCACTAAGGTAGATGTACCAGTAGACGTCCTCCTTTTGTATATAATCTTCCCTATCCACAGAACTGACCCCCACCATTAGCAGCACCAAAGGCTGGTTCTGACACACCGTCTTTGATATTGCCAGCCATTTCCTGAAACGCTTTGACATAACTCTCAACTGTAGTGCCTTCAAGACCGGGAGCACAGTTAATCTCAAGCACCGAGCACCCTCTGGTAGTGTTGTGAACGATGTCTACAGCGCCGAAGTCAAGGCCAGCTTTCGCTACACAATCAATTGCAACTTTGTCAGCCTCTTTAGGGAAGTCGAAATCAGGGTCAATGGCATAGATAAACCCATTCTCTAGGTTCCTGACCTGCCAGTTGACATCCTCATCAGACACGTCTTTCTTACGAGCCTTACGTCGTCGGTCAATGACTTTCCCGTCAACCACATGAATACGATATTCATACTTCTTAGGGATGTACTCAACATACAGCTTAGCCTTACTGTGGTCATAGTGTTCGAAGTTGACAGCATCTAGGATGGTGATGCCTTTACCTGCACTGCCTGTCAACACCTCTCTCACAACAATCTTCTTGCAAAAAGCGAACATGTCACGAGCTTCCTTCTTCTCTGTGGTTGAGCGAGGAATGTAAGACTCATCACTCAACCCTTGTAGGAAGGTTGCCTTGTTCACTGCAAACTTAACAGCACTTGGTTGATTGAGGACAGTGCCTTCACCTGTATAACAATCGTGGCCATTGTCTGTGTTGCCCCAGTTGATAGTGACACTGGAACGACCGAAGTTAGCTTTACTTCCTTTCAGTCGTAAACGTTTAACACCAAGGCCATTGGCCAAAGTTTTCGCGCTTTCTGAGGCAACTTTGTAAGGCAGTACTTTCAAGTTCTTCATAGTAATTCTCCGTTTAGAGTTCTTCTTCTATGTAGTTAATGGCGGGCTGATAGGTCTAGACTTCTGCGTCTGGAACTATGTATCCTGATTCTTCCATTACTACTGTTTCTTCATCAAGCACTTCGAAATATCTGTTTTGACGATGACCCTGTTCAACACGGGGGAAAGGGTTGCCCCTAACTCTTACGTCAACTTCATCTATTCCTAGTGGAATTGACTCGTCACCATAGGTCTTTTTTTTGGGGGTCTTCACAAGCTCTCTGTGACACTCCCGCAAAGAGAACTGAATGGACCTGAAGCTGAGCTGAAGCAAGTCTCTCAACTCTGCATCTGACATGTCAACTTCCTTACGCATCTTCTCGTAATGTTCCTTGAAGATGGGAGACAAGAACTCTTCGATACCTGTCATCGAGTAGTCTTCTGAGATTGTCAACAGAGAGTCGTCCTCTTTCACAATCTCTTTGATGTTGTGCAAGATATCCAACCCTGCTTTAACCACATCCATTCGGACAGGGCTCCAACAACGTGTCTCCAGTGTGCCAAGATCTCTTAGCCTACAAAAATTCAGCGCAGAATATTTCACATGGTCTTCATGAAACAAATCATACATACTATCGACGTTTTTGCGAGAAGCAAACTGAGGAAGAAGATCCAGCAGATGTGGAGAGGAGATGATTGGAAGGGCAAACATGTTAGCTTCCCTGCTCTCTCCATTCCAAGTGATCACCAGTTGTTCAATCATGTACCAATAGAAGGCGAACTTCAGAACCTGAGAAACTGTGAGGTCTCTCATGTTGACATGAATGTGTGTACCAGATCTTCCGTTGTCACCCGGTTCGATACGTCTCGCATCAAAATTTGACATCAAGGTGTCGATCAACTCCTTAGACTTGTCCAGATCTTTTGGACGAGGGAAGACCAGTTCACATGCCTCACCTCTGAGACTGTCATCTCTTGTGTACACCCAGCCGATGTCTGAATAGTTAATGTCATTCAACCGTCCACGATTGGCTTCGACTTCAATTTCAACACCGAAGGTACCTTTAACAGATCCGGCTTTGATGATTTGACTAATGGTTTTCATTGAGGATATCTCCTATAGCTTCAGACAAGAACTCATATTCTTCTTTCAGTTTAAACCCTTCAGATCCTTCAAGGGAACCAACATGCTTGTTGTCCCAGAATAAAATCAGATCACCGTTGTTCTCATGGGCTGGGTGTTCAGCTATCGTCACGTTACGACTGATTGCAACCTGCTTGGCGAAACCTTTCTTGATTGCTTCGTAAGACTCTTCGAAAGGAGGGAAGTTTCCTATAAGAGAGTTAGCAATTGGCTTACTAGAATAGTTAAGCCTCTCTCTGGTCCTGAACTTGTCAACGATCGTCAAGTTATTCTGTGACAGGCCAGCCCTGTATTGACGAGAGGCTTTACGGTGCGCCCACAACACTCGACCAGACTGGTTGACATTGCCCAACAATAAAGGGTTGCTGAGATCCAGATCCTTTGTTGGGATCTTATCTGTTTCTCCCTCCTTGATGTAGTTCACAACACAAGAACTTCCTCTGTCCTCAAGTGCATTAATCAGAACTGGCTGACTTGTCCTTGTAAGGAGCACTGTTCCTACAAGACTCCTCTCGTTGTAAGCTCTGTCGTTACCTAAAATCATTGATTGGAACCTCGTGTTCAAGGCAAAACTTCTCTGCCATTTCGTATTTGTTTCCGTTGATGATATCCAAAGCATCCTTTGATGCCTCGTGTCCTCTCTTCCACATTTCCACAGCCTTAGTGGCTTGGTTGAAGATGAACTCACACACAGCCGGGTTCTTGATCCATGCGTTTGACAGCACCCTGTACTCAAGTCCAAAGACCTTGGGCCTGTAAGCACCAGCCTTGCCATACAACTCACGACGTTCAGAGTTGCCATCCCATAGCAGAGAAGGTACACCAATCTGTTCGTCAAGAATTCTAACAAGGGGTTCAATGTAACTTCTGTAACCCGGATCGTTAGCACCCCCACTGATGAAGCCAACGTGTACGTGACCACCCGCTGTACGGAAGGGCGTCTCAGCAGAAGGCTTGGGATTAACCTTACCACTCCAAGCATTGAAGTCTGGTTCGCAACCCATCACTTTCTCTGTATCAGACATATCATTCAGCGCCGCGAAGCCCCAGTGTCGCACAACTTCAGGGTCAAGCTCACAACCAGACAGTTCCTCAAGCTGACGCATAACAACACTGAGGTTGTCAACGAATTCTTCAGGCGTGGAAGTGGGGTCAATGTTAAACTCTGCTGCGGTACCATCCTGCTGAATTGCGCCCTTCTCGACAGGAAAAGGCTCAAGCTTAGTGCCTTCGATCAGGCCAGTGGGTGTGACCATGCTACCTTCCTTCAAAAGGAAGACTTCTGGGTCAGCTCCGATAGTTACAGTCATGTTATTCTGTCTCCTTATTGCAAGACATTGCTTCGGGTGGAATGGGTGGATGTTTTCTCTTCTTCTACATAATAGCCCAACGTTGTGGCACATCCTTTGCACACATCGTGTACTATACCCCCGATGTCGGGAGCAGGAAGATCTACTCTTTTGTCAGTGCTATAGTCGCCTTCGCACATATAACATTTGAACATCTCCTCCTTTTCTTCTTTCTTCTTGATTGGGTCAAGCCAGATCGAACGGATAGAGCAATGAATTGCAATAACCTGATTGCGTTCCCCAATTACCAGACGAGGACGGGAGTTGAACCTCACCATTACCTCAGGATTTTTCAGATCTCCTGTGTTTTCGTGCATCTTGAGCCACGACTTTTTGTCATCGAGGTATACAAATACCGGGACACCTTCCAGTTTGTGACCAGCCTTGACCGTGAACGCAAGGTGACGCAAGGTTTTCTGATGCATTTGCATAACCCAAGGACTGAGAGAGGTAGTGGACTTAACGATCAACTCAATGTCAAGGTGATCACCTAGGTTAATGTTATGCCTAGACGATGCCTCTTTCCATCCCGAGGTATTCAGAGCCCAACCACTGTTACTCTGTTTCTTAAGTAGCTCTGTAACCCTAACAGAGGCAAGGTTCCCGCCCTTGTGAGATTTGTTATTTCCAAAACCCGAGCCACCTCCTGAATAAAAACTGTATTTTTCCACGTTGTTTCGGAGAGGAGAGGTTGTTGTTTCGCAACCACCCTTGCCTACCTTCACAGTGTACAGCTTGTTCTTGTCAAACATGGTGCACTCGGGTCTTGTATAGAGGGAAGACGTACCTTCCTTCATGTACAAGGCGTGGATCATCCAAGCTTCAGATGCAAAGATCCAAGCTTTTTCACCACGCAGCTTAGCAAATACAAGAGGGCGTTCCTCGTTCCTCGCTATGTGAAGCAGATCTTTCTTCTGATCATAGGCAACCACTGCTGCTGCGCCACGCATAGACTCCCACGTTGAAGTGAAGCCGCTTTGGTTACAGCCGTCAATGATGTACTTGCTGTCCACTTCATGGAGGGTCTTAGAAAGGTGTCGATACCTCTCCAGACTGCCATTGTGTACGCCGAACCAGTCACCCACGTTGAAGGGGTGTGCATTTTCAGAATTGATCTTGCCTTTCGTAGCGAAGCGGTTGTGACCCACAATGATTTTTGGTACAGGAGCATTGGGTAAAACCTTACCCTCCCAGTCCCAGATATCAGAGGACTCATCTTCATAGAGATTTCCGGGTGCGCCTTGGCTCTTCTCCATTTTAACTTCACAATCACTGCCAACGTAGAACAGGCCAGTGCTGTGTACACCACGGGTTGTGTTCATGAACAATAGGTGCCTCATCAAAGACCAGTCACTCTTATGAAGATCACCTATCATACCTACAATTCCACACATACTAGACTCCTTCTTTTTCCACTGCTTCCAAGACTTCGATGGCCGTCTCTATGTCTTTGAGGTAGGCTTTATTACTATTACAGTAGATACGATCATCATCTATACGGCCACCTTGTACGTCCATTGATACTCTGTACAAAGACTTCTCATCTTTCTTCTTGAGCGCCCATTCAGCGGCGTGAACCTCGTTACGACCATAGAATTTGTTCCTCATGTTTTCAGGGGCAATAATCTCTTGCACAGGCATCTCCACCAAGGTCTTAATTCCGAGCCGAGTTTCATTACTCTGCCAGCACTGACCGTGGACATCTGGGAACAGGCAGATCACATACTCTTTAAAGTTATTTCCCAAAGAGACAGGGTTGGCCATGTACATCCAGTATTTCACAAAGCCACTGCAATTTTTGATCTTATCGAAGAAGCCCTGCGGGAAGTATGTTCCTGCGGTTTGTTCAGAGATACTGCGACAGAACATTGCGGGAACATACCACTCTGAATAGTAAGCCTGCTCAGTGTCGATGACAAACCCGTTAGCAAGAACAGACTTTACATCGGGGTTGACCAGCACCTTCTTCAGCATTGGTGTATTGATCAGCCACTCGATGACATCCTTGTCAACGCTGGTACTTTTGATTGGCACACACAAAGTGGTGGGTCTGTGTTTTGACAAGAAGCTGCCCCAACAACCACCCTCATTGTACACATGGACATGTCCAGACCCGTCTAAGAGGTACTTAAGATCCATACAAGAGCCTCTGTAGTAATTAGGCAGTTTGTGTGGATTAGGCTCTGGTTTGTTATACATATGATGGTAATTTTTACCCTGTTTGGCAGGAGAGTTCTGATGTATCTTCATCAGCTCCACTAATTTTTTGCGAGCTTTAGGACAGGTGCGCCATTCAGAACGAAGGTTCTCTGAAATTTCGTAGAGTTTTTTGTCCCTCTCTTTTCTTTCAAACTTGAGTTTCGCATAGTAGTCCGCTGTCTTAGTACTCATAGATACCATCCTCATTGATTGGCATTGAATGTCCGTCACGATTTTCCATGTTGTTTGGCATCAGGTAACACCAAACCTCAGCTGTTTCTTCGAAGCCATCGCCCATCTGCACCATAATTTTTTCGCGGCGGTACCAATCGGGGTGGCCTTCCAGTCCATCCAACGACCTCAGAATGTCTGGGCTTGTCACACTCCACACCTGACCCTTGACAGGGAGGCGAGACGGACCATTGGGATTGGTATAGTTAGGGTGAATGACATAAGGGATGCCTTCAGAGTATGTCTGGTAAGGCTCCACAGTCTGGGCTTCACCTATCATAGGCGAGTCTGCAAACAAGGCAGAGTTGTGATAGTTGTTCTTCAACGTACCATATACGAAGATGAATTCTTGCATTGTGTTCTCCTCAGAACAGGTTAATCGAACAGACCGGAGGCTGCACAGATACGGGTGAATAGTGTGTTAGTGTCCTCCCCACCTATCGCTTCTATGTACTCGGGGTGACTTTGTATACCAACACATCTGGTGCCCTTGTAACAGAACGCCTCGGCCACACCATCATTAGGACAGGTGACGAAAGTTGTCGCTGTAACAGGGTGGGGGATGATGCCTTGGTGATGGGTAGAGGTTAGATAGGTGATGCCTTTAAGCATAGGCTCAAACTCTTGGGTATCAGCCCAATCTTTGTTGACACGGTGGTGACCAAGCACATGTCCATTGCTTTTAATGTGATCAACCAACACCCCTCCATTCATGACGTTGAGGAACTGAGCACCACGACAGATGCCCACCTTGATGGCATGAGGGTACATGTCATACACGAGTTTCTCATAGGCATCACGGTGATGGTTGTCACCAACGTCTTCACCTCCAGTGAACAAGAGGATGTCATCCTTTGTCAGCACATCAGCTTCTCGGTGAATAACATCTGTCTCAAGACGGAAAGGACACAGAGTTCTGATCTCATAGTCTTTGAAGACGTTGACTATGTGCCAGTATGCAGCAGTTCTGGTGTAATGAGAGGAGGCATAAAAGGGGGCATAAAGGTGACTACCAAAAACCTTATGACCTTCTTCTGACAGGTTCGGGTCTTTAAGACCTGTCTTAGGCATGACATCAAAGTCGAACAGATTGTAGTCAACGACATAAACTCTATTTACCTTCGAGAATAAAATCATCGACGTTGACCCCCAGTTCCAAACCACCAGTGATATTCTTCAGCTTCACAATCCATATTAAAGCACCTTTTCCAGCAAAGATCGGGCGACTTCAATTTCTGGGAAACCAAAGGATGATGCCCAAACAACGGGGTCCAAGAAGGAGGTTCTAAAGAAGAAGATCAGTGAACCAATTGTGAGGATGGGAGTGACGGCGCAGATCAGCACAGTGCTTGATTGACAGTCACCTTCTTCAGAGGGGTCGTTGTCCCACACTTTCTTCGCGTAAGGGATGATGACGAAGAAGGACGTGAGGACGCAGGCGAAGGCAATCAGACTGATGATCAGTTCACCAATGGATCGCAATTGCACCACAAGCAAGGCCAAACTAACGGCTTCTTCACCGTAAGTTGTCACAAGCTTGTCAACCTGAGACAAAGCGGCTGACAAACTGGTGCCAACCATATCATTTACAAGTTCTTCCATTCCGTTTTCCTTTCGGATTTCTCAAGAGATAAAGGAACAGCCATATAACCAAGAAAGCTATGGTCACTGGCCACATAACCACGCAAGACAGGCAGAAAAATGTCAGAGCTAGAACCTCTTCAACATCAAGCGACCTTACCCCAGTTCTGTAGTGAAAGAGGGCAAGAAAAAGGAGAGGTAGGTAAACTAACATCCCTGTAAAATAGATGTCGTCAATCGATCCAGTTCCGAGAATAGTGTATGTCATCACAATCTCCGGTTAAGTTGGCGACCCCTGTAGGACTTGAACCTACGACCTACGGATTAGAAGTCCGTTGCTCTATCCAGCTGAGCTAAGGGGCCTGTTGGTTGTCAGATATTATTCCCTTCCGAATGACTGGATAAGGAATATAAATGCCATGATAATGAAGCCTAACGGCCAGCAGATCAGGAAGACTAACTCGAAACTGTCCATCTTGGTCGTGGTCTTCTCTTCACAAACCTTGATGTAAAGGCATGTGATAGGGATGCCGAGTGAGTAGAGGAGGAGTTCAATCATGACTTCTGATCCTTGTTGACAGGCAAAACTTCTTCCCAGTAATTACCAGCGGCGGAGATGCAGGCAATGCCTTCTTCGTTGACCATAAGAACGGTCCAAGTGCCAGTTTCTTCGTTACCAAAGAACTCAAGGACAATATTCACACCAGTGAGGGCCACAATTTTCTGTGTCTCACTGAATTGACTCTCGAGTTTGGAAACCAAGTTGCCCCGTTGGTCACAGTTCTGGGAAGACTGAGACTCAACGGGGTTAGTCATCGAGAGGATTACGAAGATGAAGATAGTAATCCAGACGAAGAAGAGTGTCCTATGCATCAGACAGACCCTCCAAACACTGCACATAACTTGGGTTAGGGAAGACGATGATGTCCACCGCACCTTGATCAGCAAGGCGTTGCTTCGCCAGCCGAACAGCATTAGAGACAGGACGCCTGCTTTTGCTAAGGGCTTCAGCCACCGCGCCTTCGAACGTCAGGTCCAGTTCAACACCATGTGCTACGAAATGTCCAACAAGTTTCATGATTGTTTCCTTTCAGAAGGTCCGGGTTTCGGAGGTTATTACTCTATCCCCTTTGAACAAAGGCCTAAGTCCAATGTTCTCTAGGAATGTTTGGTTTTGGATGGGTCCATCCGTGTTTTCACGAATGTAAAAAGCCTCTCAGAAAGTGTAGGTGAGAGTGACGCTATCGCCTTTGTACATAGGTTTCAGCTTGAGAGCGATCATCTCTTTTTCTGTCCAAGAGTAAGCACCCGTCGCGCCCTTACGATGGAAGATCCGGTTATCATCTGACCCACTAGGAGTGTAGATAAAGCCTAGTTTTACATTGAGATAGGCAACAGGACGTCGGGTTTCGTTTTGCTTAACCTTTACGTTCAGCTTCATGAGTTAGCCTGCATGTCAGCTTTGACAGCCAGCATCAGCTGACCCATATTCACGCCTTCTTTCTTCATCTTCAGCACGATGGCGTGTGCATACTTATCAACGTCGAACGCCTTCTCGATTTTTTCAGGCGTCACAAGTTCCTTCACCTCAGTGGACCGGAAACTGTGGCCTTCTGCGGCTTTGCCTGACAGACGTCCGAGGACATTCGACCGCACGGGTCTGTCTTTTTCCCGTGTAAAGACGAACATTTCAGGGTGGTTCTTGTCCACCTTCATCTTGACAGACTTGCTTGTTCCGAAGCCAATGATCTTACGCATGAGTGCGAAGTCAGACTTCGAATAGGTGAGGCCTTTCAGGAGCCGGGCGAGCGGTCGCCAATCTCCTTCATCAGCGAAGTGATCAATGCACTCGATCGCCAAGCTTAAACCCGTGTTACCGGATCGTTTCTGGTTGCCGCCAAAGCGAGCGGCACGATTAAGAATTGTAGACATGGTGTCCTACCTTTCCATTTAATTGTAGGCGTTAATACCATGAGGCATACCCCAAGCTTCCCCGGGATATGCCCTAGCTATTAACAACGTGACCCTGACATAGCATCTCTGCAATCAGGGCCAAAGTTGTGATTTTATTTTTGGTCGGACTGGAAACTGTACGTCTTTGCATCGTGCGCTATCAGTGAGTTAACGGAAGTCCTCAGACTTCCTCCACATGCAAAGTTAATCCGCGTCAAAACTTAGGGGGAATTGTCCTTAAGGGTGACGACATCTTTATGGCCTTGGCCAAAGGTGTAGAAGTCCGCACGCTGGCATTTTTAAGACGTCTCTGATTTACCTGAGAAGAATGATCGGTCAGATCATACCTCTGAGATAAACCCTTCCCCCATTACAGGGGAAGAGACTGAAAGGATTAGAGAGAGGCGAGGGCTAGGAGAATTAGATATATCCAAGCAAGCCAAAGGGGCAGGTAGAAAAGCACTGAAATCATTTCAATTTCCTTTTTCTCTGAGGGGCAGCCTTATCGTGACGTTCAAGACGCTTGGCAATTGCCTGTCTTGTACCTTCAAAGTCTGGCTGTCTCAATTCGGGCGAACGTGGTCTGTCAGGCAAGAAGTTCTGGCCTTCCATCACCACGTAGGGCGCCGGACGATGTTTGATCGTTTTCATCCTTTCCCCCAATCTTGTAGGGGTGGATATGTCGTCAGGTACATCTGTCTTCTGCCTGTCTCGCAACAACTCTCGTTGCGCGGCAAGCTTCAAGGCAATTGCAGCACGCTTGGATACAACCCGGATGGGGCGACCAGTGCGCGGACAAACTAAGGGCGTGAACGCCATTGGCTTTCCTTTCGTTAGTAGGCTCTCATATGAGGCGCACAGGGCGCAAGAGAGGCGAGGGGCCGCAGCAGCGGCAAGGGTGGACTAGGCCGGACCGGAAGCCAAGGGCCACAAGGGCCCGGGGCAGGTAGTCAAGGCGTCGTCTAGGGAGGAACCTAAGCATCTGGACCAAGAAAACAAGTCACATGATGTTACATAATGTTTCAATTTGTGAACAGGAGGCGACGATCGAGGACAAGGGGGAAGGCGTAGGCGCGTGCGCTAGGGAAAAAGCAATGTCAACAAGAATGTTTGTCCAGGGCTGACATTATAATTTGAAGTGTTGCACAAAAACTACAGGGGTTTTCAACCATCTGGCGAGTGAAAAGAACAAACAGAGACCAGTTTAGTCGACATTTTAGCTGACAGGCTCTATGAGAGGCCACAAGGGCTATGATGAGGGTGCTTAGCTATGGTTGTGACCTAGAGGCGAGATGGCTCTGAGAGGGGCTTATACGGACTGTGGGGGCATGTTTACAAAACAGGGGCAAAGTGTAAAGCCAACATATTCAAGGGGTTGCATGTGTATGGTGGGGGATGAGAATCTATCTACTACTAGGTAGGGAACGGGCCTCCAATGGGGGCCAACGGGAATGAATGGGGGTGAAGGGCCATGAGTGTCATGAGTGGTATCAATGGGTGAGGTCAATGGATGGCAGTGAGAGCCAATGGATGGCAGTGGTGAAGCATGAGGGGAATGAGTGTATGAACGGAATGAATGGAGAGGGTGCCAAGGGGGGTTGGGGGTGGGTCCTTATTCAGAATAAGATCACTCAAAAATATCTCCACAAAAATTTTACAGGGAGTTTAACGAGGCTCCACAAAAATTATACCGGGAGTTTAACGGGGGAGTTTAACGGGGCTAAACAAAAGTCTCTGTAAAAAACCTAGGAAAACCTCATGTCAAGACCTGTAAAAGAAAAAAAAATAATTTATTTTCACATTTGCCCCTTGACAAACCTCTAAATCGACCTATATATATATTCTACCCTATCCCCGAAATACAATATAAGGAATAGGTAATGGGAGAAGAGGAGAACTCTAAACATCATTAGGAAATAAAAAGAGAGCTTCTTCTCCTTCTTCTTATTCCTCCTTCTTCCTCCCCCCCCCTTCTTTCTTTCCTTAAGGAGCTACAATGCCTCTTCTTACTTATGCACAGTATTCTTCATTAGCTTCTTCAGGTAGTAATGATGACAAACTCTTTCAGTTCCTAAGGGCCAACTACAGTGGTACCTTGGATGACATGTTCAGAGCCTATCTTTCTTCTACAGGACTTTCTGGTTCTGTACAGGATATGATTGGACAGTGGGATGGAACCTTTGGAGCAACCAGAGGGTTGGGTTGGAACACAGGTGTCTTTACAGCTGTAAGTTCTAACAGACCTTTCATCAACCTAGTGAAGCAGGCAAACAATTGGACAGCTGATAATGCAGCTTCTTATACAGCCAACTCGGATGGCTACCCTACAGCAATGGAAGGTGGAGCCACTTATTATGAAAGCTACATTAACCTAGGTGCAGAAGAAACTTCTTTCCGCAGTCGTTGGAGACTGACATGGGAAGGGGATGGTACAATGGCTGCAGGCTCTAACACTAACAGCGCTACAACCATAGACTCCAACACAATCGAATTCACGCCTGACAGTATAACAAACAACCTAAAAATCTACTGGAACATTACAGGGTTTGGTACTACAGGCATTTCTAATGTCGCAGTTGTTCGTACAGACAGAGCAGACCTATATGATGCAGGGAATGTATATGAGCCCGTATGGCTTGAACGTCTTTCTGCAGGGGGTCAAACTCGCTACCTCAACTGGCTGAACATTAACAGTTCTAATACAGCCCCCACCCTAGCAGGCCGGGCATCCACCAGTCACTACAACTACGGAGACATGCCAGTAGAGGTTCTCGTAGACATCTGTAATCAGAGCAACAGTGATTTGTGGATATTGATGAACCACCAAGCTCCTCAAGACTTGGTTGAATACGAAGCAGCTTACATCAGAGACAACCTTAACTCAGGTTTGAAAACACTCTTTGAAGTGAGTAACGAACCATGGAACAGTGCCTTTGGCCAAACTGAATACTACTATGCTAGAGGCTTAGAGTACTTCAGGGGTACGGCCATGGCTGGCACCATGTCCACTACTAAGGGTTCAAGCATTGTATCTGGGAGTGGAACCTCTTTCACTACAGAGCTTGCTGTAAACGACCTTGTTGGTATTGATGGACAGTTCTTTATTGTTAACAGTGTTGATAGTGATACACAGTTCACTTCTGACGGTAACAGGACTGCAACGAAAACTGGTTCAGGATTTGATGGCTACTACGGTAGTGAGTATGATCATGTAGACGCCTATGTATACGAAGCTACAATCAAGAGAGATTGGTTCGATGCCATTCACTCCACTGATGTAGAGTACATCCTTAACGCACAGTATGCAAGTACGACGGGTGTGTCTTCTCTTATTGATGCAGCAATATGGCTAGCAAACACTCCCTCAGGTGGTACGGCTTGGAGTGCAAGAAATCTCAAATGGGATAGGATTGCAATCGGTCTGTACTTCGGAGGTGGCATCATCAGTGACTCTGTAAAGGTTGCTGCTCTGCAGGCCTTGCTGGATGTAAGTGATGACGCAGGAGTCTCGGCTCTGGTAGATACCTACCTTAACCTTGATGAGTCTGGAGGCCTACCCTTCATCTTAGATCGTCTAAGACTACATGACAGGGCTTGTAAAGCAGCAAGCATGTCACTAGATGTATATGAGGAAGGTCCTCACATCTCTCACTCTACAGGATCTTCTTCAGCTTCTGATGAACAAACTGTGCTAGATGCTCAGACTGTTTGGAGGAAGAGTGATGAGTGTACAACCTTCATGGCAGCCTTACTCCTTATCCACAAAGCTTTCATCAACGGTAGGTACAATCACTTCGACCTGCACCACGGACCATCTTCTAGCGGAGACTGGGGTGCATACAGATTGATTGACGACCCCGATGCAGCTACGGATAAGATGGTGGAGTTCCTATTAGATATACCTACAGAGTCTGTATGGTATGGAGACAGGGCCCCTATTGCAATCGTGGATCTCCCTGACATTGTACAGGATGAGTTCGACACGATCACTGCGATAGAGACGGACCACAGGTTCTCAGCCAACGCAACTTCTTACTCAGCTAGCCTTCCTACAGGGTTGTCTATTGACTCTGTTACAGGTGAGATTACTGGTACTCTTGTAGATGGATCAAACGGAGTGGGCACTTACACTGTAACTGCAACTAACTCTTCTGGATCTGTCACGGCTTCTGGAGATTACAACATTACAGACATCACAACGGCTAGCCCGGGCGATGCTTCTTACAATGGTGTAGCTTGGATTGATACATCAGATCTGTCTACTCAGAGTATCTCTGGTACAGATGTCACTGACATTACTGATAAGATCAATGCACAGGTATACATTGCAAGCTCTGGTAAGTATCCTCAGGCAACTGGTTCTATTAACGGTAATGACGTTTGGACAACCTACAACAAATACACCAGTGGTACACACGACACTACTGTTAACACTATCACCGAAGATTTTACATTGTACTTTGTACATAAAGGTGGTATTGCTTCTGTCGGTGAAGGTAACGCCTTCTTCTTTGGCGGCGTGAACTGGATCTTCTCCTTAGAGCTTAACTCTACTGGGAATCAGACATTCAACCTGAAGACAATTAACGATGGTGCTATTGACGTAACAGTTACTCCTTCAGGAGCACTTACTGATACGTACCTGACTGTTGTAAAGTATGATGGTACTAACTTAACCATTGACGCTAACGGAGATACAGCTTCGCAAGCAGCAACAGGTAATATTGACTGGGGTACGCCAAGTGCCTTCATGCGTCTAGGCGCTGGTACTGGCACTAACTACATCAGATCTGAGTGGGCAGAACTTCTTATCTGTGACTCAGCACATGATGCTGGACAGGTTAGCCTGATGTCAGATTACTTCACAACTAAATATGGGATTGCTTAATGTTCACTCACGATCAACTACACGTAAATAATGTACAGATGAGTAGAGCATTGTTCTCAGATGTCACTCCTTCAGAATACAATATCATGAGCCTAGAGGATAAAACCTCTGGGCTTCCATGCCTGAGGGATCTCTATCTCAACTTGACACTGGAAGATCCTACAGAGTACTACTTCGCCACTGAGGTGTTTAACACTTGGGACTTCTGGGAGAACCTTTCTTCTTCTGCAGTTATCAGACCTGTAGTGGATAAGTGGCGCACTGAGAATATGATTAGGCAGAAGAGTCTTGCTGTTAAACAGCTTAAGATGGAAGCCACTATGGGTAAGAGTAAAGCCACTGCAGCTAAGTGGCTATTTGATAATGGCTTCACTGCTCCTAAACCTAAGAAGAAAGAAGCAGAGAAAGTTAACAAGAAGATAGATAGTTCTACTGAAAGAGATATGGAAAGGCTAGGATTGAAGGTGATTGAATGACACAAAGAAACCTGCCTTTCTTCGAACTTCTAAAGAAAGAGAATTTAAGACCTGAGTCTTTAAGGAAAGAGGAAGTACGTAAAGTCTTAGGCGGTAAATATCGACCAGAAGACTTCGGTGCTTTAGCAGATGGTGTTACAGATGATGGCCCAGCTATTCAGCTGGCTATTGATGCAGCAGCAGCTAACGGCGGCGGAACTATTCTCTTTACATCTGGTGAAACCTACAAGGTTAGCCAAGAGTTAAACATCACAACCAGTAATATGCATGTCGAGATGACAGGTGCAACTATTGATGCAACTGAAATCCCTCTGAGTAATACGGTTGCTGGTAGTCATGGCTTGTTCAATGTTAAAGGCGAGACCATTCTCTATGCCGACTTAGTTGGAAACATTGATCTTCATGGAGAAGATTGTCAAGTCACTTCTAGTTCTAACATTCAGATTGGTGACATCATCTACTTCAGACGTTCAGGTGAAACTTGGTATGAAACAGGTACTGAAGTTATCGAACGATGGATGATGAACCGGATCAAAGATATTAGCGGCACTACGATTACATTCGACTATGCCAGCCCTATTGATCTAGACGGTACAACCTACACCTATCTTATGCAGGGTTTGAGACCCATCTCTAACATCACCTTCAGAGGTGGTAATCTTTATGGAGGTGGAGTAAGACCTTTCCCAGCAGATGACGATAACGTAGGTAATGGTTCAGGAATAATCGCATACAACTTCGACCTTGGAGTTACAGACGTTGATATTGAGATTGGATATGTAGAAGGCTTCCAAGGTTTTGTTGTCAGAAGCCAGCTCACTATGAACATCACAGTACACGGTGGCACAATGAGAGGCTACCTTGATAGTGACGACGATGTTGTAGAGGGAACAAATAGCGGCTTCTATGGCTTCTTCACAGCGTTCTGTACGAACATCGTATTCAGAGACTGTAGCAGCTACAGAACAAGACACATGCAAGATGGTTCCTTTACTGAGAACGGCAGCATCTCTAACCTAAGAGCTTATAGAAACCATAGACCTCCTTTCGGAAGTCACGCAGGAGCTAACAACTACACTTTCCACAATCTGTTTACTAACAGTTCATATGGTGGTATTCAGTGGAGAGGTTTGAACTGGACTGTTATTGGTTGTCACCTAACTGCACTAACCTTCACTACAGGGTCTAATGCTTGTTATGATGAATCAGGTACAGCAGGTGCAACAAAGACTGGCACCTTCATTGGTAATACATTCCATGGACAGCGTACAGGGCTAATGCTCCAAGGTAGGTACTCTCGTATCTTCAGCTCTGGTAATACGTTCAGGAGTCAGGTATCGGGCGGTGATTATGCACCACTTCTTATCTACTCTAAGTCCTATGAAAGCTTAACATCTGTTGGAGACTTCTTCAATCCAGATGCTGGTAACTACGGTTGGCTTGTTAGTAACAATGCAAATACGGAAAGAACCTTTACAAGCTTCAAGGAAGGTACATATCTAAACTGTGCTTCTAATCCGGGTAGGTTCTTTGCAGCTGGTTCAAACTGTAATCTATTCTGGACACACAACTACAACCTAGATAACTCAAACGCTCCTGTCACAGACTCGTTAGGAACAGGGCATAGTATCCTCACTCCTAACTACGCTGATGCAGGGGTGGTGATTTAATAAGGTATAATATGGACAAGTTTGACATTGTAAGAAAGGCAGCAGAAGACAGCCTAGAGGTATTCATTGGCCTCGTAGCTCCTACTAGAGCATTGTCTTCTTGTCACAGAGAAGTTATTGACTGGTGGGAAAGGCCGGATGCTAAGTCCCACCAACTTCTTCTATACCCTAGAGACCACATGAAGAGTGCTCTGATTGGTTTCAGAGTTGCTCAGTCCTTAGCTAAAGATCCTACACTAAGAATTTTGTACATCTCTTCAACCTCTAACCTAGCTGAGAAACAGCTGGGCTTTATCAAAGGCATCTTAACTTCTAAGACATTCCAGAGATACTGGCCTAATCACCTTCACAGAGAAGAAGGCAAGAGAGAGAAGTGGACCAACACAGAGATTAGTCTCGATCACCCGGACAGAGAGAAGTGGAACATTCGTGACCCTTCAGTCTTTACAGCAGGCCTGACAACAAACCTTGTAGGTCTACACTGTGACATTGCTGTCATGGATGATATTGTAACCGGGGATAACGCAGACACTAACGAAGGTCGTAACAAAGTCAAGCGTCAGTACTCACTGCTGAGTTCTATTGAAGGCGCTGATTGTAAGGAGTGGAGTGTAGGTACACGGTATAACCCTTCAGATCTTTACGGCGAGATGATGGACATGCACCAAGAGGTGTATGACGAAGATGGTAAGATGGTTAGTGAAGCTCCTGTATATGAAGTTATGCAGAGGAGCGTTGAAGATGTAGGAGATGGGTCAGGAGAATATCTCTGGCCTAGGACAAAGAGTAAGGACGGTAAGTGGTTTGGGTTTGACATTCATGTCTACGCTTTGAAAAAAGCTAAGTACCTAGACAAGGCTCAGTTCCGAGCTCAGTACTACAATGACCCTAATGACCCTGACAACCAGCCCATTGACTTCCAACGCTTTCAATACTTTGATCGTGGATTGGTTAGACAACAGGGTGGAGTGTGGATGTACAAAGGTAAGAGGCTGAACCTAGTGGCAGCCATTGACTTTGCATTCTCAGTTAGGAAGTCAGCTGACTATACCTGTATTGTTGTTATAGGTTGTGACAGTGACGGTAACATCTACATCCTAGACATAGAACGTTTTAAGACTCCACATATCTCTGAGTACTTTGATAAGATTTTGTACCTGCACCAGAAGTGGGGGTTCAAGAAACTTAGAGCAGAGGTCAATGCTGCACAGGAAAGTATTGTCAAGAGTCTGAAGAAAGACTACGTAGTACCACACAACCTAGCTCTTAAAGTAGAAGAGGTTAGATCAAGAGGTAACAAGGAAGAGAGGATCGAAGCGGTCCTACATCCTAGGTACGAACTTGATCAGGTCTTCCACTACAGAGGTGGTAACTGTGCTGTACTGGAGGACGAGCTTGTTTCTAGCAGGCCGCCTCATGATGATGTAAAGGATACTCTAGCTACTGCCGTTGAAGGTTCAGTTAAGCCTAGACAAACCTTGGCTGTTCAACAGAAAAATGTTGTTCAGTTCCACTCAAGATTTGGAGGCCGAGCTCATTAATGGCTAAGAAAGTTATGAACGTTGAAGAACTGCTCCAGCCGGATGCTTTGGCCAGAGCAGTTTCTAATAAAGATACACTGTGGAGAGGTCTACGTCAAGGCAAGATTACAGAGATTAGAGAGTTGAGAAACTATCTATATGCCACTGACACTTCAACCACTTCCAATCAGGCGCTGCCTTGGGCAAACAAAACTACAGTGCCTAAGCTAACTCAGATCAAAGACAACCTACATGCGAACTACTTCGCTGCTCTATTCCCTTCAAGAGAGTGGAACAGGTGGGAGTCATACGATGAGGAGTCTTCTGAGAAAGCTAAGTTCATTGAAACTTATATTGATAACAAGGTCAGACTGAGCGGCTTCGTTGCTACAGCATCAGACTTGCTTGATGATTTCATTGAGACAGGTATGGTCTTTGCACAAGTAGACTATCAGTCTGAATACAACAATGTTATGGGAGAGATCATCCCGGGATACGTAGGACCCAAGGTCCATAGGATTTCTATCCACGATATCACGTTCGATCCCACAGCAGTAGACTTCACCAGCACTCCTAAGATAGTCCGGTCTATGAAGTCCCTAGGGGATATCAAAAAGATGGACGAAGAAATGTTCCAGAGGGTATTGGATGCCAGAGAAAAGGTAGGTACAATAGCAGGAACGGGCGCTACTTTCGATAAATCAGACGGGTACATTGCAGATGGGTTTAGTTCTATCCAAGCGTACTACGACTCTGAACAAGTCGAAATGCTCACATTCTACGGAGACATCTTCGACAAAGAGTCAGGCGACTTGCTCGAGAATAAAATCATTCGGGTGATTGACCGGGCCTATGTACTCTCAGAAGAAGATCAGCCCTCTTGGTTAGGACACGCTCCTATCTATTGCACTGGCTGGCGAAATAGACCTGACAATCTTTATGCTATGGGTCCACTAGATAACCTTGTGGGTATGCAGTATAGGATTGATCACCTTGAAAACTTGAAGGCAGATGTATTCGATCTCATCGCTTACCCACTGCTCAAGATTAGAGGAGAGGTGGAAGACTTTGTATATGAGCCGGGTGCTAGAGCATACGTAGGTGATGACGGAGATGTCAACGCTATGGTGCCAGACACTACAGCTCTTAATGCAGACTTCCAGATTAGTGGTCTTCAGGAACAGATGGAAGAAATGGCCGGCGCACCACGTCAAGCTATGGGCTTCAGAACTCCCGGAGAGAAAACCGCTTTTGAATTTGACGGTCTTCAACAGGCTGCCAATAAAGTATTCCAACATAAGGCCGCTCATTTCGAACGTACCTTCTTGGAACCTATCCTCAATGCAATGCTTGAGGTGAGCCGAAGAAATATTGAACTGGCTGAGAAGGTCAGAACCTTTGATAGTTCTCTCGGTGTAGAAAACTTTCTTAGTATCTCTAAGGAGGATATTACTGCTAAAGGTAAAATCATCCCTGTAGGTGCTAGACACTTCGCTGAGAAAGCTAAGAGAGTTCAAGAGATCCAAGCTCTTAACCTACAGAGACAGGACCCCACCATAGGTACGCACCTCAGTGGTAAGAAGATTGCTAAAATCCTCGCAGAAGAACTTGGTGAAGAAGGTTTGTACGGAGACAACATCGGTATTATTGAGCAGATGGAAATTCAGAAGTTCGCTCAGGAGATGCAGGTCGAAGAACAAGAACGTCAAGCTGTAGCAGCAGAGGTTGGACTATGAACATCTTATGGACCAAAGACCACACCGAACCCCGTGGTAAGGCCAAAAGGTTAGAAGAAATAAAAGGCTACACCACAGCCTTCCAAGAAGCCTCGTCCCTAATTGAGAAGCACATTCTTAAAGAGGTTAAACCTGACTTCACTGTACCCGGTTGGGAAGGTGATGTCGCATATCAACATGGACAAAGAGATGCTATTCTCCGCATCCTGAAATTTTTAGACATAAAGGACTAACCATGTCACTTATTGGTAATGAAGAGACTAACCAGTCTACCTCATTGGACTCCCTAGTCGGTGAAGGCAAACAGTACAAGACTGTTGAAGCACTTGTCGCCGGTAAACTAGAAGGAGACCGTTACATTCAAACTCTTAAAGAGGAGTTGGATGCAGAGAAAGAGAAGGTTGCTAAGGCTGACCATGCCAAGGAACTTCTCGAAAAACTACAGGAAGAAAAAGCGCAAGCACAGTCGGCAGTTCCTGCAGTTGTCCCCGACCCCACATTGGATCAGAATACCTCTGGTAGCCTTAGTGAAGAGGACCTTAAAGCTTTAGTAACGAAGACATTAGAAGAGACGAACAATGCAGTCACGGAAGCGGCCAACGTTCGGACGGTTAATGAAACTTTAATCGCTCGGTATGGTGACACAGACAAAGCTCAGGAGGCTATTAAAGCCAAATCAGTTGAGTTGGATGTAACCACGGAATATCTCGAAGACGTTGCCAAGGGTAATCCTGCAGTGTTCTTCAAGCTTATCTCTGATGGCACACGGAGTTCTACTCCTAGCCATGACGCTAGCTCTTTTAGGTCTGGTACAAATTCAGATAGGTCCCAAGTAAAAGACTGGGCCTTTTATACAAAACTCCGAAAGGAAAACCCTGCTCTATATCGCAGCCCTGAAACTCGTAAAGAGATGGATGACGCTATGGTAGAGATGGGGAGCCAAGCCTTTTTCGGAAGATAAGGAGTCTTAAATGACCGATACTACAGGCAATTCCTCACTACTCCGCAGAGGTGAGATCTGGTCCAACGAACTCAAGGATACCATTCAGGAAGACTTGATGGGTTGGCGCTGGGTTAAACAGCTCTCGGATTTCCCGGATGGTGACCAGTTCACTATTCCGTCAATCGGTGACCTGACCACGGACGACTATGTTGAAGATACTGACATCGTTCTCCGTCCAATGGACACTGGTGAGTACACCTTCTCGATTGACCAGTACGTCTCAAGCGGTACCTCCATCACGGAGAAGAACCGTCAGGATGGTTTCTACATGGCAGAAGTCGAAGCTTCGTTTGTTCCTAAACAGATGCGGGCTATCGAACGTCACGTAGAGGAAACCACTCTTGCTGCAGGCGACAACCTCCATACTGAGAATGATCAGGTGACCATTAACACGGCTCATCACAGGTTCTCTGGTGGTAACGCTGGTAAGATTGAGTTTGCTGATTTCGCAGCTGCTGCTTACGCTCTTGACAAAGCTAACGTTCCGCCTCAGGGCCGCGTAGCAATTGTCGATCCTTCAGTTGCTTACGAGACAAACGTACTCACTAACATTGTGGGTCTCTCTAACGACAACATGCGTTGGGATAATATCCTTGAAGAAGGTATTAACTCGGGTCTGACGTTCCTCAAGAACATCTACGGCTTTGACGTTTATATGTCCAACTATCTGCCACTCGTCACAGACTCTGCTCTGCCTGACCGAGTAGGTAGTAATGCGGTTGACTATTCGTCTACCAATGGTAAGGCATCTTACTTCTTCTCTGCCCAGAATGATCTCCTCCCTTGGGTTGGCGCTTGGCGTCAGGCTCCGAAGGTCGATGTCAAATGGCGTCCTGAACGTCAGCGTCACGAGTTCTACACTACGGCTCGTTACGGTGTTAAAGGTCGTTTCCGGGATGAGAACATGGTTATGGTCTCCCACACCCCAACGATCTCTTAAGGAAAGGAGAACCTTATGACCACGCATACTAACTACGATGGCCTTCGCGTCAACTACAACCTCACTCTAGCTGAGACAGACCCTACGGGTAAGTCAGGCTACTCTGAGGAAACCATGGTTCTTGAGCTAGACTCTCAGGATCTCCGAGGTCTCGATACAGCTGGTAACACTACTGGTCGGAATGCTTACATTCCAGCCAACTCTGTCATCACTGATGCCTTTATGGTAGTCGAGACTGCATTCACCAGCGGTGGTTCTACCACGTTGTCTATCGGCTTTGCTGAAGATGACGGTACGGTAATCGACGTCGATGGTGTTGATGCAACTATCGCTAAAACTGCTATGGACGCAGATGGTGATGTTGTTCAGTGCGACGGTGACATGGTAGGTGGCGTCGTTACGGTTGGGACGGCTAACGCTTTCCCTTACGTGACAGTCGGTACGGGTCCTTACACAGCCGGTGTTGCTAAGGTTGTGATTAAGTACTACACGCCTGTCTAATTCTAACCGGGGGGCGGGAGCGAACCTCCTTCCCCCCTTTTTTATGGATGACCGATGAGATATACAAACCTAAAGTTGATTAATAAATGTCTCGAAGCTATCGGGGCAGACTCCATAGAGAGTGCAGACTTCTCAGATGAGTATCCGACTAAGATACTTTCTATGATTGAAGACGTGTATTACGACATTGTATTCACCAAAGACAAGTCTCATTATGGAGAAGTCCATAAGCTAGAACCTGTAACATATGGTGGTAGTACAGTTGGAGTGACTACACCTACAAAGTTTTTCCTATATATTTCAGATGATGGTGTAAGACATGACGTAAGAAACGTATCTCATGTATCTTTCAACAGAACGTCTGAAGCCAATCTGCTAACAGATCCTGATTATATAGATGTACAATATCTAGACCCAGAGTCTTTCCTTAAACTTAATGACGGCCTGTCCTCGGACTTCGTTATTACAGATGTAGGTTTGTCTGACGATGGGTATGGTATTTGTAAAGTCAGAACAGATGTAGACCCTAGCTATTACACTTCCTTTGACAATCAGACTGTAGTGTTTGATGCCTATGATATCACCAAGGATACAGGTGGTCACATGGATGAAGATAGACTAAGGGTTGTACTAACCAAATACCCACTGTTCCTCTCAGGTGAGACAGACATTCAAGACATTGAGATTAACATGTGGCCAGAGTTTGTCAGGGCTTGTCAGTCCATGGTATTTTCTCTGGATAAAGACGGGCCTAACCAAGGCTTGGAGATTGCCCAACGAAGGGCAAGAGTGTTCACACAGAAAGACACCAGTAAGGTGACAGAGATTAGAGATAGGGCTAACTATGGAAGACGGAATTAAGGTTAACGAATACTATGGTAAAGATGGTGGAGCAGAAACTTCCATCATTTCTCCTAAATTCAAAGAGCCTTTTGTGATCAAGAGGTCGGGATACACTGGCACAATGTTCGAGGTACATACAAGTGGAAAGAAAAGTTCTTCAATCAACGGACTATTCACCACGATGTTGGATGCTAAGGCTGTTGTACTCCAGCATATCAGGACTTCTAAACCTTCTAAAGCAGTCGAAAGAGACAGAAAGTGGGAAGAACGACATGGCTCAAGACCTCCAAAGAAACCCCGTAGTAAATCTAAGTAGGGGTTTAGTTACAGAACAAACTCCACTTACACCTGTAGATAGTTCTACAACAGACGAACTGAATATGGATATTGAGCTGGATGGTAGAAGGGTTAGTCGTAAAGGACTAGCCTACATTCATAACAGGACTGATCCTCACATTGCTCAAGACATAGTAACTGCTCAGTTTGATTTACCAGATGACGCACAGTTCAGAACCTATGTGTGGACACCTACCACTGGTGTCTTCAGAGGTATCTCTATTCTATGTATGCAATTGGAATATGGTTCTAATAACCTAACAGATGCAGATCTTACAGACCCTTCGTACAATGGTAACCAATTATTTTTCCTACCATTGAATGGAGAGTTTGGTTTCACTGTAGCAGAAAGAGTTATCCTAGATACTCAAGGTCCTTCTTCACTGTTCGATGCCTTGGACTTTACCCCTTATAACAACCACCTAATCGTAACTAGCGCACGTACTAGACCTACCAGAATTACTTTGGATATGGATACTAATAGTAGCTCTCCTTACTACGAGATAAACTCTGTGACAGCCACTGAGTTCCCTATTTTGATGAGAGACTTCTATAGGTTTGAAGATGAGGAAGATCTAAAAGTTGCGGCTGTACCTGCAGGGTCTAACACTGTACCTACAGATGGTAGACGTTATGACACGTACAATGCTGGGTGGGCAGAGACAGAGCTTACAGCTTGGCAGACAGGTACAGGAGACAGTACTTTCCCTCCCCTTACAAGTCGTTGGCATTCTGCTCTTACAGCTGCAGGAGCTTTTGATTACTCAGCATTCATAGCTCAGGCTAAGGGCTCCACCTTAATTTCTGGTGGTAAGTTTATTATTGATGCTCACCAGTACCCCGGGATTACTTTCTCAAGAACTAACAGTCATAACTCAATAGCTAGTACAGACGTGACTTCAAGTAATTTCTATGAAGTTAATGCACTTTTCCCTGATATTAGCACTGAAGAAGACTATATGTCTAGATCAGAAGCTTATGCAGGAAGGATCTTTTATGCAGGGCATCCTCATAGAACCCTTTCCGATAAGGTGTTCTTTAGTCAGGTACTTGAAGATGAGTCCCAGTTAGGTAAATGCTACCAGAAGAATGACCCTACTGCACAGGTTCTTAGTGATCTTGTAGATGATGACGGTGGAAGTATCACCATCCCCGGGTTGACACAGGCTACAAGACTCATTACCTTTGGTGACAGTCTATTAGTATTTAGTGCTTCAGGTGTATGGGCAATCAGGCCCGGACAAAACGGGTTCGCTGCTACCAGTTATAGAGTAGAAAAAATCACTACGTTTGGTACAGATAGTCCCTTCAGTATTGTACAGAACAACAATGTCACCTACTACATCAACAAAGAAGGTGTGCAAACCTTAGAGGTAGATCAGAACAACAACTTCGTACACACTAACGTCTCAAGAAATGTCATACAGAAATACTGGGTAGAGAACTACCAAGGCTGTGTGTCAGATGTAAGAGGTGTGTTTGATGAACTGAAACTACAGGTCCATTGGTTGTTTAACAGTCCCGGTACTACACACAAGACTAAGTGTCTGGTCCTAGACCTGAAGAACCAAGCCTTTATGCCATGGACATTCGATGAGGATGTTAAAGTTAGGGATGCTTTCTACTTCAAAGCTAACTACTATGACTACACTAGCGCAGGTAATGCACGTAGAGAGATGGGTACAATCACTGATGCCGAGTCTCGTATAATGTACATTGTGAAAGATGATACAATATTACCAGATGATAGTCAGTATCAGAATGCTACACCAGCTAACTTCACCTATGACTACTGGCACTTTGCAGACATGTCTGCTCCTATCAACGTAGATGTTAAGACCTATACGTCAGGAGAAGTAGACACACCTTTCTCTGCCTATCTTGAGACTACTCCCAATTTCTATGGGGATATGCACAATGATAAGGACAGCAAGGAAGTTATTGTCTACACTTATAAGGATAGTAAGTTTTACTTCCCATTCCCTGTTAACTACTCAACAGAAAATGTAGAGACAGAGACTAGGGTTAAGGTAAAACACTCTTGGGATTTCGAAGAGTTCGAGAATTCTCAGGACGCTTATGAACCTTATGATGCAGAGCGTATCAAGACAACTCCGGCAGGCACTGTTGGGGATGCTGAGTATGAGTTTCATAAATACATAAGTATCAAACAACTCAAGTTCAGAGGCAGAGGCAAAGCCCTTAAGCTTAGGTTTGAGTCGGATGGTATCTACCCTATCAATCTTTTAGGCTACAGTAACATCAGCTCTAGAGATAGAGACTACGACAACAGGAGATAACATGCCGGTATTCGCAGCATTAGCAGTCATCAGTGCCGTAGCTGGTGCTGCACAAGCAGTACAAGGGTTAGGGGCTCAGGCTTCTAACAGGAAAGAAATCAAAGAAAGAAATGAGGCGGCCTCCCTTGCTAACGTAGAGGTTGGTCGCATCAACGATAAGGTTGGAGAAGAGGTAAAGGATCAGAACGCGATCATTCGTGCAGACGTTAAGGCTAAGAATGAGATTATCAGTTCTACCAATACCACTCTCACTGATATTAACCTAGACTTAATAAGCCTGAACGAACAAACTAATGATGCTTTACGTGACTCTAACTTTGAACGAAATGTACAAGTAGGTTTGGCTAATGACCAAGCTTCTGTAATTTCCAACAGAACTAGACGTCAGGTTATCAGAGAAGAACAGATCCTTAGGGGTCAAACTCTTAACTCAGCTGCTAACAGTGGAGCATCTTTAAACAGCTCTGGTGTACAGGGTGGCCTAGGTAGTTTGTCAAGTCAGCTTGCAGACACCTTAGGGTTCGCTGCTCAGGACTCAGCTATTGCTAAAAAGTCTTTCGAGAGTTCTCAGAGAGAGCAAGAGGCTATTCAGTTGGCACAAGAGCTAGGGTTTGATACAAGCTTAGCTAATCTCAAAGCTCTAGAAGTGCAGAGAAAAGCAGAAACAGATCTTGCTCTGCAACAGAACTCAGCTAACCTAGAGATTTCCAAAAGCAACAATCGTATTAACGAGTTGAATAGGAAAGCAGACAGGATCAAAGAGGAAGCTAACCTCGATCCGGGTAAGTTTGTGGACTCTAGAGAGAACCAGTTGTCAGTCCTTAATCGTAAGATTGATGAGGCTAACAACAAAGGTGAACTACAGTATCAAGATAGTGATGGGGCCTTCCTGACCAAGCTACCTGATGGTGGCATCAAGAGGACCTTCGCCAGTGGCCTTGTGATTAAACGCAGAGCTAATGGTAATGTAACCTCTGTCTCACCTGATGGAGTTAAGACTGTCACAAAGCCTGATGGTACAGTTACCACCAGCAAGGTGGATGTGAACAGAATTGAAAATGTAATTGCCAAGGTTAAACCTCTCGTAGATGCACGAGGGAGTAATATAGAACCTGCTGGCGGCGGAGGCTTCTAATGGACTTTAGTTTGAAACAGACGGAGAGTGTAGACTTCAACCTTAACGTCGAGGGGGGCGAGTTTCTAGTTCCTGATAGACGTAACATCAATGAAGATGCTAAGCTGTTCAGTCATGTGACAGGCGCACCTTTAGAAGAAATGGTTAACAACCTGTCCTCAGGTCTCGGTCCTAAGATAGACATGGACCTGTCTGCTCAGGTTAAGAATGAAGAAGAGGCTGCTGTAGTTGAACAGCTAGACTCTAAACTGACCGATCGTTCAGATGTAGAAGGTGTACAGAGTCTTATTGACAACTCTATCTTCGGATCTACGATTACATCTCCAGCAGAGGCTCTCCTTGCAGGCAAGACACAGTTTGCAAGAGAGGAACGTAGAGCTCTCAGACGCAGTGTTATGATTACCAAGCTGGCAAACGAATATTTGCAGTCACAGAACACAGGCACAACTGACACACTCCTAGAGATTGGTGATCAGGTGTTGAGCCAAGGTGTAGGTGAGTTGTTCTTCAACTTCTCCGGTGAACGTAATGACTTGGCCAAAGAGTTCTCCAGCCTCTTGTTCTCTGATAAATCAGATGATGAGGTTATTGAACAGGCTAGGGAAATCTTCGATGAGATGGGAGACCAAGGGTTCTTTACAGAAGAGAACTCCTTGTATCTCGGTGCCTTTATCAACCAGCTTAAAGAAGGCGGTGTTGGTGCTGCAGCCTTGGAAGATACACTTCTAGGTGTTGTGGATGCTGCCAGTTTAGGTGCAGAGAGTGCAGTGACGGTTGGTGCAGTTGCCCTAACTAGAGCAGTTAAAGCAGGTTCCACTGCCCAAAGAGTGCACAAGCTTTCAGACTCAGCAGCGGCAGTCGAGATGGCTGTAAGAAGCCTGAAGGATGGTGTAGACCCTGCCAAGGCTATTGAAGAAGGTACTGCCCCTCTCCTCAGAACTGGGGTTAAAGACTCAGGAGACAAAGCCCCCATGAATTTGGAGGTTGCCGAGTCTGTAGAAGGTAGTAACCAACTTCTAAACTTTGTCAGAGAAGATGCTCAGTTCATTGGTGTCCTTACTGATGAAGAAGTTGCAGAACTAGCCCCTGTTATTGAGGCACAGTTCCAACGTAACATGAACATCGGTGACAGGAAACGTTTGGTTCACATGGAAGTAGAACCTGATGGTTTTAACAACCGTACAGTGTATGGTTACCTAGGTAGAGCAAAGGGCGGGTTGTTTAAACCCGGTTCAAAAGCAGCCAAAGATCTAGCTGAACGTCTAGGTGGTGAGGTTGTCCCCGGTCAGCTTAAAGATGGTGTGGTTGGTGATGTAGTTAAAGTTGGCAGAAGCCTGAAGCAGAACGATCTGGTACCTGCAACCCCACTCTCTGAGATTAACGATGGGTTGTTTCATTCTCTCAAGTCAACTACCTCACGTACAGCTGTAAAGCTTGACTCCCTCCTGAAAACAAACGAGGCACAGGTCAGCCGTATCTACAAAGAAGCGGAGACCATCTATAACAAGAGCGCCAAGAGTGTAGGCAGGAAAGAGGTTAGAAAAGTTGACGAAGTTATGTCTGAACTTAATGATAACCCAGCCCACTTCGACAGAAACATTCCCTTCTCTGATGCAGAGTTCGCAGTCGAGTATGAGACCAAGTTTAAAAAACAACCTACCACTAAGGTTGTACAGTATTACAACGACCAGCTTAAACTGAACGATACAGTGTGGGCTCTACGTGCTGATGCAATCCTCAAGAGGGCTGTTGAGAACGGGGAAGCCATGTACAAACTGGATGGTCAGTGGATGAGAGCCAAGCCCTCTGAACTTGTAGAGAGCAAGGTGTACAATCCTACAGATGGTAAGTATCATGCACCAGAAGATTTCCCTAGAGGGTCCATCTTAGAAGTGGCTGATGGTATGACTGATGTAGATGGTAAACCTGTAAGGTATGTTTACAATAAAGACCAAGCTAGGCGTCCTCTAATCCACAATGATGTCCTAGGGTACAACCCCGGAGGCAGCAGGATTTATGATGGTGCCAAATTCTTTGTCAAACAGGAAACCAAGAAAACTTTCGGTGACGGAGCTGAAATTCGGGGGACACCTCGTACATTCATGGCTACTGTTACAGAGAAAGAGGCTCGTGAAACTGTCAAACAGATGAATGCTATTGTAGCCTTTATCCGTTCTAGACTGGGAGATAGCACCTTTGAAGAAGTGATAGATGCTGCCCCTGCCCTACTTGAGGACCCAGACTTTATTAGGGTTGTAGAGGCTAACAGTGGTTGGAACACAGGCATGGAGCCACAAGACTTGTTCTCCTTTGCAGAAGAGTGGGACCTTAACCTTTCTAAGAATGTTGACTTCGCTCCTGATGGAGAAGAGTTGCTCAACTCCCGTGTTGGTTATGGAAACACTGTCGGTGAGAACTATCTAGTTAATACCTCTGGATCTAGAGCACAGAAACCTCTCGTAGGTTACGGCGGAGACCCAGCTGCAATGCTGTCACCTTCCCGTGCCACAGAACAGAGCTTTACTGTTGCTCTTAACAAAGCTGCTAATGACGCTTACATCAGACGGGCAGCCGCAGGCTGGCTTAAAGCTGCTAAGGATGGAGGGTTTATCTCCAACCTACATGATCTGAACGGCAGTCTTTTGGAGAACTTAGATAAAGCTAAAATCAGCACTACATTGGAAGGTGGTAGTAAACTAGCCGCAGAGAAAGATCTAATCCAATCTAAACTCCGGTACAAAACCAGAGACATGATGGCTCTTGACAGAACTATGAACAAACTGGCAGACTTCGTTTACAACAAAGGTGCCAAGAAGATTAGTAAAGGGTTGAGAGATACAGATCCTGTAGGGTTCCTACGTAGCTTGGCGTTTAACACTAAGCTGGGTTTGTTCGCTGTTGATCAGGTTATGGTTCAGTCTTCACAGCTGATTAATATCATGGGTGTCAGTAACAATGGACTTGCAGCTACAGTGGCAGTAGGTCCTATAAGAGCAGCGATGGTAGCTCCTAACAATGCAGTTATTAATAAAATTGCACAGGGAGTTGGCAAAGCTGTAGGCATCGAACCTGAAGACTTCATAAATATTGTGAGGTTCATCAAAACTTCAGGACGTGACCTAGTAGATCAGAACATCATTGAGTTGGATGGTAACCAATCTATCTACAACAGTGGAATGAAACCTCTGTTGAAGGCAGGACGTATTCCGTTTAATGAAGGGGAACTTCTGGCTCGTATAGGTGGTATGGCGGCTGCATTCTTAGACACTAAAGCTAAGTTTCCAGACCTAGACTTATTCTCGGATGAGGGGAGGTTGTTGGTCATGCGCAGGCAAGATATACTTACGGCGTCTATGACCAGTGCTTCTGGTGCTGCTTGGCAGAGAAGTATGTTAGCTGTACCTACACAGTTCATGACCTATTCTGTCAGAATGTGGGAGCAGATGCTTTCTTCAGATGTGCTAACTGGACCAGAGCGTATTAGATTGGCTCTGACACAGGCAGCTTTCTGGGGTGGTGCTGGGATTGTACCTCTCGGTTTCCTTACAGACAAGAGAACATACCATGGTCATAGTGGTATTGACCCTGAGGTGTACAAGTTTGCTCGATATGGTATGATTGACTACTTATTGTCTTCTGTATATGACACTGAGACAGACATTAGTTCACGTCTTGGTGCATCAGGAGGGATAACCTCTATGTTCTCCGACGTTATGGAAGGCACTACGGCAGAACTTCTCATTGGACCTTCAGGAGAAATCCTTGGAGAAAGTGTAGACTTAATCTTTAAGACTGCATTAGCTATGTTCAGTGGCCGTTGGGACTACGCAGAATATGATTTCAAGAGATTGACAAAGACTATCACTTCCCTGAACAGGGTGCAGAGTGCATACATGGCATACAGCTACCAACAGATGGTCAGCCGTAGGTCAGGTAAGGTTCTTCTGGAGAATTTAACCAGTGATGATGCTTTGATGATCGGTCTTGGTATACCTCTCAAGGAGGTTACCCTTGGTTTTGAGATTTATAAGAACAGCGTAGACCATAAGGAATACATTAAGAAGGTTTCTGAACAGATGTACACCTATCGTAAGATTATGTTAGATCATCTGGACAACGGTGACCTTAAGAGTGCGGATATTGTAAGTCAAGATATCGCTGCACTGTATAATGTCCTTATGCCATATGACCGTAATGAAGTGAAGAGAGTACTTTCACGACCTGATGGAGATTTCTTTGATGCCATGTTGGTTAGAGAAGTTGAAAGAGGTAATGTAAATTCAACTATGATACAAGTGGCTAGAAGTCTAAAGGAGTAAGATATGGATCTCGATCCTAAACTAAGAGGTGAGGCTCAGCCAGTTAGATTGGTTGGGGCCGCAGCGGAGAGAGGGCCTATTGCGCCCTCTACTCCTGCACAAAAACTAACAAGAGCTAGCAAATCAGCTGTTGCTCAGACTCGTCCTGACATTAGACAGTTGGATGAGAACCGTCCTGTACCTAAGGTTGATGTCTTCGGTGCAATTGCAAGTATTGCAGGCCATGCTAGCTCAACTGCTAAAACTCAGGCCCAGAAGGATGAAGAAGCGCTTAAGCCTTATGCTAGAAAACTTGCAGCCTTGCAAGATGCTAGATCTAAAGGTAGTCAAGGGGCTAAGACCAACATCAATATGGTCACAAGCACGTTCATTCAGAACAACCCTAGGCTACAAGATCAGGCTGTTAAGCTTCTTGAGAACCTTACAGGCATCAAAACTGCAATTCCAGAGTCTCTTGATGTAAATCAGGTGCACTTGGAGAATGTACAGCTGTATTTGAAAAGCTCAGAAGGTGCAGTGGTTGCTTCACAGGCCGCTAAGCTAGCACCCTCAGAACAAATGCCTTACATTGAACAGTTCTATAACAGGGCGCAGTCTCAGAAGGCTATCATTGAGCAGGCTACTCTCAGACTACAGTCTGCCAAAACCAATAAAGAGTCTATGGCTTTGGAAAGTCAGAACATGTCTGAACAAATCTCTCAGAACCAAGCTTCTCAGATTAGAGAACTTATGGACAGAGAGATTTTGCCACAGACTATTGATCCAGATCAAGAATTCGATGCTATGGAAGACCTAACTGCATTGAGAGAGTTACGTTCCTTGAAGGCAGCCGAGTTCCTAGGCGAATATACAGCTGCAGATGGTATCACTACCAAAGATGCAGAGGCTAGATTGGCTGAAGTCATGGAACCCATGGATCGTTTGATCAGTATGCTTGAGGCTAACGGTGAAGAGTTCAACAGACTGGCTAAAATCCAAGGCAGCAAAGCTGTATTAGAACTAGGCAGGCTGATTAATGACGAAGAACTAGGTCCTCTGTTCAAGACACCAGATGGGATGCGTCAACTTACAGATGCTTTGATCTGGAACAACCAACTACCTACAGCTAAAGTGGCTAAGGCTTACAATGATAGATATAAGATCAATCCATCAGGTGCTATCCTAGATCCAAAGGGCGTAGAGGATGGGAACGACTCCAAAACCCTGTCACAGAGGGCTATTGAGTTCTTCTCAGGTGAACCAGATGCTAGACGTGAGCAAATCACTGTAACTTCTGGAATTATGAATGGTCCTGACAGTCTTGATGACTCGGCAGATGCTGCTAAATCCTTCAAAGCTGGTATGGAACTGATTGGTTTGGTGTCTGCAGGTGATGATGTACTGGATAATGCAAGCTTTGACTCATTCATCCAACAGAACCTGCCCCGTTTCTCTCAGTTGGCCGCCCTAGAAGGTGAACAAGGCACTCAGTTTACTAAAGCTCTCAATGGTATGTTTGTCAAACAGATGGCAATCAACATGTGGGATAGCAAACAGCTCGCTAAAAACTTGCCAGCTGGTTTCTACATCGACTACAACGATGGCTTCTCTTTAGAATTTAACATGAAAGCTTTTCTTGCTTCAGAAGGTAGCAATGCACAGAACATTGTCACTGCTCTCAAGGAGAAAAACCTGCCTGTTACTGAAGAGAACATAATGGCAGTGCTGCAAACACCTCTTAGCTTTACCAGCAAGAACTCTCCTATTGGAGGAAGGACCAGTCAGGTTAATAACCAGCCGTTGGTCTTGGCTAATGGAGCTATGAGAGAACTGAAACAACGTATTGGTAGACTGAACAGTATTGACTCAGCCTCTAAGAATATCCCTACCATTAAAGATTGGGAACTAGAGATTGATGCAGCTATCACTCGGTCTGATCAAGACTTCAGAACTTCTCAGATCACCGGCGATGCTGTAATTACCAAGGAAGATGTTAAAGTTGTGAACGAGTCGACTAAAGACTACCCATCCTTCGCTAACGATGACGAAGCAGATGCCGCATTGGCTGATGGTACGATTAAGATCGGAGACTCGATTAAGATTGGAGGAAAAGTGTATGAGGTTGAGGGATAGATTTATGGCAATCTACAGAAGAGTAGAAGAAGCAGTCTCTAAGGGTAGGTACAGACCAGTATCTACCAGAGAGCAACTCAAGAAAGCTACCAAGTCCACGAGACCTGCGTTGTTTGACCTAATCGGGCAGAAAGAAGCCCAAGGTAACTACAATGCTTTCTTCGGCAACGCCCGTAATCAAGATGTTAAGTTCACAGAGATGAAAGTGAAGGATGTCAGGGCGTGGCAAGAGCGTTTCGTAGCCAATGGGTCAGAGTCCAGTGCTGTAGGTAAATACCAAATCATCCGTAGTACAATGGACGGTTTGATTAAGAACCTAAACCTTACAGGAGACGAACTGTTCGATGAAGCCTTGCAGGATAGGATGGCAGGGTCTCTTGCAGACGGTCGTGGTTACAGCAAATGGAAGGCTGGTAAGATTTCAGACGAGAAGTTTGCCAACAACCTAGCTAAAGAGTGGGCCAGCTTCCCTGTGGTGGGCGGTAAGGGCCATGGTCGTAGCTACTATGCAGGGGATGGCCTGAACAAGTCTCTCATCTCTCCTGACGCTGTTCTGGAGGCTCTGAAGAATGACAGAAAATCCCTCACTGGCTAAACAATTCAAAGAATTCCTCTTTGGTACAGCCAAAATTGTAGCTGCAGTGTCTGTGATCTGTACACCTATAGCATATCTGGTGGCTCCGGTCATAGACGCTTACGTAGATGATAAGATAACCTCATTCATTGAACAACTACCTGAACAAGGGCCTAGAGATGTCCTTGAGTTCAAGGGTAACGGCATCGTCCTGAAGGATGGACCTGTAAAGCCCGGTGAAGTTGTCCCTATTGTATTCCTTCTCAAGTCAAACTCTAACTGCCACCGACTCGTAGAAATGAGGTGGATTAATGAACAGGGAGTGGTCCAAACAAATCTTACAGAGACAGTTGTTGCCACTCAGGCACAAAGAAACACAGATTTTACGACTTTCCCTGTTTATGTAACCATACCAATGGAAGCTCCAGATGGATTGTTCCTTTACGCAGCAATTGTCAGGGTACCAGACTGTAAAGGTTTCAAAGACCAGACAGTTGTCCCACTATCAACACCTATAAGGGTGAAGCGATGAAACAAAAAACTTACAAAAGAGAAGTAGCCTTCCTCATGTTCGTGCATTTGGTGTATTTAACACTGGCTGCATCAGAACAGATGGTTGCTCTACTTGTCACACCTTACATAGCCTTTATGGCAGCGGTGTTCTTAGCAGATGCAGCGGGGAAACAAGTGAATGTTTTTAACTCTCTTAACAAGCCCTCTAACTAAGTACTTTGTAGCCATAACCATTGTGTTGGTAGGCATATCTTTAATATACTACCAAGGTAGAGCTGATAAAGAGGAGGAGATCAAGGTAAAAAATTTAGAAACGATAGTCGAAACAAGGAAAAAGATTGATGAAGCTATTATCAATTCCCCTAATACTCCTGATGGTGCTCGTGAGTGGTTGCTCCGCCGTGCCGAAGGACACTAAAGCAGCCCTCTGCGACGGAATGCGAGCCCCAGTGGAGGATCATGTTCAAGCTTTGATTAAGGATGGTGGTCCATTATCTCAGCAGTCAGGTGTAAAGCTTATCGCAGCTTACGACGCTGGTTGCACATAAAAAAAAAGCCCCCCTAAATTAATAGGGGAGCCTTATAGCCCTCGTTACCCTAGTGGTAGCGGGGGTTTTTTATTGTCTTAATGTACAGAGTCGAAGGTGGTTCTGATATGTAACTTGATAGAGTCATCATCTCCTATCATACAAATGGCCTCATAATTATCCTTGTTGAAGATACCATCAGGCTCATCATACTCCACAAACTTTGTAACTATGTCATTAGCTTCTGCCTCATTGACAACTGAGTAAGAGTACTCTATACTGACCTGTAACAAATCACTCATGACTTAACGTCACAGTTATCTTCCACTTCACATCCTTATCTTCAAACAAGAAACTCTGTTTAAAACCTTCTTCTGTAGAAAAAGGATACCAAGAATGTTTCTTAGATTTCAACCCTTTACTCACAAGTTCTAAGGCCTGTGTTTGGGTCAATGAAACAAGCTGCTCCTTCATCAGTCTCCTCCTCAATCTTATTAAGAATGCCACCTCTCATACCAGATGATCTGAAAGTGGTACAACCAGATGCTCCACCCTCATAAGCACGAAGATAAAGATCTTTGAACTCATCAAACGTGGTGTCATCACCTACATTACAGGTTTTAGATACACTGCTGTCAACATACTTACTGGCTAATACCAACATGTCAACATGATCTTTACCTGACAGTTGGTCAGCTGTCATACCTTCAATTTGGTGTACATCATAAGCATAGTCTCTCAGCCTGAAGGTTTCTTTTCTTCCTTCTTCGAAGATAACATCACGATCATACTCCAAAGAGAATGGAGGTTCGATACCAGATGATACATTCCCCGCGACCAACGAGATGGTTCCTGTGGGTGCAATGGAAAGTAGGTGGCTATTACGGATACCATAAGTTTTTACATCCTCTTGAATAAGGTCAGGTAGTGTCTTGAAGAACTCACCTCCGTAGGTGTCAGCGTCGAACAGAGGAAAAGGACCTTTCTTAATTGCTAGATCAATACTCGCAAGATAACATTTATCCATGATGGTAGACAAAACACCTGAAAGAAACTCTTTACTAGCTGAACTACCATAAGGGAACCCAAGAATCTCCATTGCATTAGCTACACCTGTAACACCTAGTCCCATACGTCGCTTAGACAAAGCTTCAAGTCTCTGTTCAGGAAGGGGGTAGATGGTACGATCGATAATGTTGTCCATTGCAGGCACTACACTATAGATATCTTCAATAAGTCTGTCGTAATCAAAGAACCAACCATTAGGTTCGTGTCTCAGATAAGCAACAAGATTAAAACTACCCAACAGACAAGCCCCGTTAGGAGGTAGAGGCTGCTCGCCGCACGGATTAGTGGCCGTGATTGTTTCGATTGCATGAAGATTATTCTTTCTGTTAATAGTATCTAGAAATAACACTCCCGGCTCAGCCCAGTCCCATGTACTACGCATAATGCTGTCCCATAAGGCACGAGCGTTAACACGTTTGTATACACGACCGTCATGTACCAGTTCAAATTCGTCATCGTCCTTCACAGCTCTCATGAAATCATCAGTGATGCCTACAGAGATGTTGAAGTTACGAAGTCTAGACTCATTGTGCTTAGCTTTAATGAATAGCTCAATGTCGGGATGATCTACTCTAAGGACACCCATCATAGCCCCACGTCTATGTCCTGCTGACACCACAGTTTTACACATGGAGTCATAACAATCCATAAAGCTTAGAGGACCAGACGCACTAGTGTCCAGAGTAGTAATATGACTACCGCTAGGACGTAGACGGCTAAAATCGAACCCGTCACCTCCGCCGAGTCTGAGTGTTTGTCCACCTTTTTTAAGTACCTCGAATATAGAGTCGAAGTCATCCTCGATGATAGGAGAAACAAAACAATTGAATGCCGTAACTTGTTTGCTCGCACCCATAGCGGCTTGAATACGTCCTGCCATAAGAAATCTATCATTATTGAAAATATCGTAAAGACGTTCACTATGAATATCGTCATCAGATGTCGCACGGGCTAACCTCCAACTTTTCTCTTCCTTGGTCTCATCCTCACCGTCTCTATACTTAAGCTTATCGGTGATCTCTGCTAGTTCTTTTCTCATTCAACCTCCTGTTCATCAATTCTTTTTAGTCTTTGTTTCAAGATATATATTTCTTTTCTATGAGCGTCTCTGGTCATTATCCCTATATCAATATCGCCCTCCTCTTCAGCCGACCTTAAGCTAGAGTATATAAGAGACTGTCTAAGTTCAATCTCAAAGACTATATCTTCTCTTATGTTCTTTAAAGACAATTTGGAAACACTCCTTTCAGTTCTTCTCTAATCATATTAGCTAGATCAGTGTGCTCTTTCTGTGTACCATTGCCTTCTCTTACATCTAGGTAGTGAATCCAGCTACGGAGAGAACCTTTCATGTACAGTCTACTCATAGTTAGACCTTCTGGAAGAACAACACGAGCACATTCCTTAGCTACACCCAGTTCCAACATTCGTTCATAAGCAGTGAAACCTGCAGAAGCTGCTAAGTAAGAATGAACCTCAGCCCTATTGTATTCATCGGATGACAGATCATCAATAGAACTCTGTCTATCTGTTTCATGTTGTCTACGAAACTGTCTGATAGTAGATGCAATCTTGTCCGAGTACCTCTGACTGAACTCTTGGAATTTGAATGAGTTATGACGTAACAACTGACGTGTGATGTCACGAGGAGCTTCAATCTCTAGGGTTGCATCAGCCATCTCGAAGATGGACCAGTGTTTGTTTCTTTTACAGTAATCCAACAGCTTCATGTTGTCTTGGTCTTGGAACTCAGGGTTAGATACCCTAGCACAATAGGCAATAATACCTTCTGGGCTTTCATTCTTCAGAGGTATAACTGGCTGTGTTAGAGATACAAGCTTAGCTGAAAGTTTTGTCATGCGGCTTTCCTTTGTTCAATTAATCTTTGCAACCTAAAGTAGTTATGTTGTACAGGTGGGGTTAGACCATAACTTGCTACATCATGAAACATTTTCCTGTACACCTTAGCTGTAACAGGTTTACGTTTGAAGATACAGTCACACTCAATAGCGAAAGAAAGGTTGTCATAGTGCTTGATAGTGTCGTGATCTACCATCCCCCAAGGGTTACATACTTCATCCACTATATTTTCAATAGGCTTAGCAAAGTTATCCCAAGAGTCACCGAGAAGTTTTTTGATCGCGGTACACATATCACCTACATAAGCTTCACCGAAGTCATGGGTCAGACAAGACATCTGAGTAAGTGTGTCTGCACCGTCTAGCTCAGCCAATCTCATACACAACAGAGAGTGCTGACCAACAGTGAGAGGTTTAACCTTTTCCCAGCTACCACCGAACCTGTAGATATGGTTGATAGCCTGTTCAATGTCACCTAAGATTACATCCTTATGAGAGAAGTTGGCCAAGTCGACCAACCTCCCAGATGACATGCGTTTGTGGTAGTAAGGACTCATGATGGTTCTCCGGGTGGATATCTCTCTAGTATTTTTGCCTTCAGGTCATCATAGTTTTCTGCAGTAATGCAACCTAACTCATAGTCAGAAATTCTATCTTCTCTATTATAGATCTGTTCTATAGTAGGGAGCATTAATTTAGCCTTAGCTTCACAGTCGTCAACCTGTAGAGGATAGAGACCCGGAAACATTGACCACCCAGTCCCTAACACATAAAACACTGCGTAAATATATTCCATTACACATTCCTTCCAAAACGTCTAGGGACGTCTTTGTCTAATTGAGCCTCTCTGCCCCAGCTATTACAACTTTTACAGACGAAGCGTCTATATGTCACACCTACTCTAGATGTATAGTAGCCACGGTATTGAACTTCATTATGACCACACACTGCACAAGAGCAAGAGCCATCAGGTTTAGAAAGGTTAGGATGACTAGAAGACCAAGGACGTAGCTTCATGTAGACTTCTTCAGTCACCAATACATCCTGAATATTGTAGGCCTTCATCTCTTTCCAAGCATCTTCATTACCCTTGAGACACTCTGTCCAAAGTTTAATGCCCGGAAACTTCTTATGCTCACTCTTCTGTGAAACACCTAGCTCCTTAGCCAAAGCTGAAAGACTGTTCCTTGCAAACTTAAACTCTTTACGAGCAATCTTAAGGGTGTCGATCTGTAGGAAAGGAGACGGGGGTTTGAAGCCCTCTCTAAGCAACGCTGCCCTAATTAACTTGAGATCAAACTTGTCACTGTTATGACCAATGATGACATCTGCGTCATCCAAGATCTTCCACAAGCCACGAAGCATACGCTTAACACCTTGTCTCTCATCTCTGTAATAGGTACGCTTACGTCCCAACTGTTTAGCAGCATAGGAAATAATCTCAGAGGGTTCAACCATACCACTAGGCAATACATTCTGTTGCCAGATGCCCCACACATAGGCTAGGTTTGGCTTAGTCTCAATGTCTAAGATATAAATCTTCATACATCTCTCCTTGAAGTCAGGTCATCTAGTACATACATAGAACGTTTCTCATAAGTAATAAGAAATGCAATACAACATAGAGCATGATCTAGGTGAGAGAGCCCTGTCTCATCATCAGTACCATTCTCTTGGCATTGTACCCAAGCATTCAGGTGCCTAAGACAAGCGCCATACACACGAGACCAGTTCATACCTAGTTCCCAGTTACGTTCATCATACTTATCAGCTCCGAATGTAAGCACAGCAGCTAATGAGTCTAATGCCTCGGGAGGGATAAGCTCCATTCGAAGCTTACCTCCGTCATATTTAACGCCCCTACTCAATGGAACAAACCTTCTTCAACAGGCATATTCTCTAAGTATATGGCACCAGATGTAATCTTGTTAACCATAGTTTCTCTCTGTGTTTCATCCAGAGACGCAAGAACTGCTGTCATAGTTTGGGCCAACAGTAGGTCTTTTTCAGGCACTGCTCTAAGATACTCAATCACTACATCTTCAGAATACCCATCAGAAAGAAGATTGGTTGAATAAATAATACGGTTGTAAGCCCTCAAATAAGGGTCCTGTACATCGTTCCATGTTGGATGCTTCTCTTCTTCGATCTCATCCATTAGTGTTTCTTCGATTTGGTTTTCCATAACTTCCTCAATTCTTTTTCTTTTTCTGTTTTGGTGTCATGACAGGCCTTACATAAAACCTGTAAATTATCTTTCTCACAGAATAATCTTTCAATGAACACGTCCCAGCTTTCGAAACCTTTCTTAGGGTCCACCACTGGATGTATGTGATCAACAAACACATTCTTCTGTTTGTCAGGCAGGGTAAGTTTTACTTTCTTCTTACACCCATTGCAAAGATATACTCCTCTTGATACCCAAGCCTCTTTCTTGCAGTCAGATATAGGTTTCCACTTACGAGTTGCTTGTCTTAGCACACTACGTATAAAGCCATTGAACCTTGCTTCTGTCCACATACCTCCTGCTCGGGTGTTTTTCTCACTCATCTATCATACGACAAAATTCGTTCTCCAATATTCCTGAAAGGTTTTATCATCACGACGGATGAACAACAACTCACCCATCTCTTGGAACGTGTACCAATACTCCTTTCCATAAACTTTCTTGTAAGTTCTCTGAACAATCTGATACATCTCTTCAATTGAATTGGCATCTACTAGCAGAGGGAAGGCTTTCTTTTCACCAACTCCTTTGCACCCACCGATGCCATCCACTGGATCACCTATCAACATCTGATAGAAGAACCATTTCCATCCTAACCCATACACTTTATCTTTGACATACCAGATACGACCTAAACCTTGAGCCTTGTGTGGACCAAAGGAAGGATTGACACCTGTCTCCCAAGAGTAATGCAATCCGGGGATCTGTCTTAGATCTTTGTCCCGACTACATATAATCGTACCTTCATTCTGACACTGATATATACCCAAGGCATCATCTGCCTCAAGACCGTCAACAACAATAGAACAGTTGTAGTTCAGCATCATGTAGAAGAGTAGATTGTAGAAGTGGAAGGGTTTCTCTGAGGTTCTACCATGCTTGTAAGGCTTGGTCACTGCTACATCGAACCTAAACAAAGGCTGGAACGTTCTTTCCTGACGCTCAGCTAGCCATTTGTTATCTGTAATGAAGATGATGGGGTCTTCCTCTGTCTCAAGACGGGCTTTTATCTCAAGGATTTTACTGTCCAAGATGTTACGAATAGACTCAAACTCTGGGAACTCCCAATCAGTAGCGTCTTTCTTTCTGTACTCAGCTGCAAAGCAACACTCATACAGCATCATGTCTCCGTCAATAAGAGGGGTCATTTTATCACCATTCTTCTAATACACCCGACTTTTCTGCCTGATTTTTAAAGTCTTCTATAGTATTTATTGCAGACTCTACTTCTAAAATTTGATCTTTAACGGTTAAAATAGTTGAAAGGTTAATACCCCCTCCTACAGTAATATCATACCAAAAATCATTAAAAAATTCTGGCTCTTCTTTTTTAATAAAACTAAACTTCACATCAAATCTCCTTATACAGACTAGCCCGGTAAGGCCTCTCTAAATTCTGGGGTTCACGCTTGACGTCCCACTTAACAATGTCTAGGTCCTTGGCCTTTTGTTCCTTGGCCCAAGCATTAGCCTCGCTCTTCAGTGGGAAGTTTTTCTTTTTGATTTCAGTCAGTGCCATCTATCCAATAAGTCCCTTGATTTTACCAGCAACAGTCAAAGCTTTATAATACTCAGTCTTAGAAGCTTCTGACTTCAAACGTGCCTCTTCAATGATAGCAGTCTGTTTCTCGACCTCTTCATTCCTAGCTTCTGCAATGAAGCCTAGGTCGTCAATCATTGCCTCGAACTGTGCAACTACTTCAGATGTTGACTTAGGTTTTTTCTTAAACATACTGTTTCCTTTTTTGTTGAGTCGGGTTTATTTATCTTCAAGTTTACCAAGTCTCTTGTCCACAAAGTAGACATAAACCAACAATACAATTGTAAGAATAAGATCTAATACCTCGTACATACCTTCACCTTTCGTTAGTAGGAGCTGCCATTACAGCAGCCCCGGTTAATCTTAGAACGGGATTTCATCATCCAATTCAACAGGGCTGTCACCTGATTTAGGATCAAGACCATACATTTCTCTGAGTTCATCAGTCAGGTTAACACAACTCTTAACCTTGTTCTGTAGAAACTCAGGGAGACTATCGAACATCTCCATGTCAGGGTTGTAGACATCGAAGAACTTGGCTTCCAGTACAGGAGTACCCATCTTATTGACATCCTTAGCCCGTAGTGTAGAGATAGAGTCGACGTTCTCGTAGATCCTATCGCCACTCTTGGCCTTGTTATGTACCATGTTAATCATACATGGGGCACCGAGCAGGCTCTCCCACTCACCATCATGTTCGACCTTAGGGTCCAAGGCATAGTACCTCTTGGTTGAGGTAGCGTTCTCAGACTTAAGTCCGAAGACATAGAAGTTTTCGAAGAGGGTACGTGGACGTGTAGTATCTTCCTCACCATCCTCACCTTTAAGAAACTCATCAGCCAACTCATATGTCATGAACACTTCATCAGCATTAGGTTTCTCTTCACCCATGTATGCGTTGCGTTCCTGTTCGCCAACGTACACAATTGTAGACAGCCACCCCGGATAAGATCCGATATCTAGTGTGTCAATCTTCACACCCGGGCCGTTCTTGTTTTTTACATTAAGTCCCAATTTGTTTTTCCTTGTTAGTGGATATCGGCATAGCTTTTTCCAAACTGAATACCTACATCCAGATCTATGTTAAGTTCTAGTTTCTGGTTTACTATAGCAATGGCCTCCTTCAGATCTTTACGCACCTTGTCTTCAGTACCTTCAGGTATCTGACTGATGATTTCATCATGGAATTGTCCGTTGATCTTGTAGCCCATTGCTCTTACCTCCTTCACCCACATATCAAAGCAGTAACAACCTGTGCTCTGATTGAGAGTGGAGAAGACGTCCTTCATGTACCTAAGACTAAGCCACATCTTAGATACGGGGTTGAACAGCCACATCTGCCCTTCTATTTCGATGACATGAGCTTCCTCAGCGATCTTCTTGACCGCCCAGTTCCGCTCCCAATAGGCATCAATGACTGTCTTGGCAAACGCAACACTCTTGCCAATGGTTAATGAAAGCTTAGGTGCCCCTACTCCATACACACACGAGTAGTTGGCAGGCTTATATAAGTTTCTGATTGGAGTTAGCTTGTCTTTGAAACCAGCTTGGTACTCCGCAATTTCTTCTACTGTAACAGCACCAGCTTGATGAGCCAAGTCTAGGTGTTCATCAAAGCCCGGCTTCTGCATTTCCTTTACATACTCTGGATCATAGGGCCACATGTAGTGCCACTTAGTCCTAGCCTCAAGAGATGCCATGTCAGCGCCCACTTGGACGTAACCTTCATCTGCTACCAGACTGCCTCTGATCCACTCTCCGAACTGTTTCTTCACACCCGGCATGTTCACACAAGGAGCACTGTGTTTGAACCTCAGCGTATTCGTAAGGCCCTGTGAGGTGGCTTTAACTCTACCATCCACCTCTTTCTCTAGGAAGCCCACAAGACTTGATAAGCGGTGCTGTAAGACTGACAGTTCGTCAAGCTCAGCGACCATTGGTACTGTCTGTATCAGTAGTTTGACAGAAGGCGCAAGTTCTTTGCCATCCTTGCCCAATACTCTGACCTGTGGTACCTTATTACCATTCCTGCTTGTCTCATATGTACAGGGTTCCCATCCCAAGCTGAACAACCAATCCTTAATCTGTGCTGGGCTTCCTGCATTAGGCGGTTTGGACCCCGCTAACACTGAAACTGACCCAAGAAAAGAACGAGGCAATCCTCTCTGTCTGAGCAAGCTGAACCATTTGGCTCCTGCTACTGAGTAGGTTCCATCTCTCTTGAACGGTTTGTTAGGTCTTGAAACTTGTGTGAACTTTTCGACATTAGGCAGCACACTTTCAAGCGCCGCTGTCTTCTTGTCGATGATAGGCTTTAGTGTGTCGATACCTTTCTGTATGAAGTCTTTGTTTATTGCCCACCCTATCTGTGATTGTTCAGCCAGACACTCACTCTTGAAGGAGAGGTGTTCAATCAGGTGGTCGTAGCCTTCAGGGTATAGAGCCTTAAGGTATTCTTCTTCCTTCTTCCAAAGCTTGGCTGTAATCTTTACATCTTCTTCACACCTAAC